GAACCAATCGCTTCCCCTAAAACCTTCCCTTTAATTATAAAATAAATATTAGCGTAGGGAACCAATCGCTTCCCCTAAAACCTTCCCTTTAATTATAAAATAAATATTAGCGTAGGAAACCGATCGGTTCCCCTACAACCCTTCCCTTTAATTATAAAATAAATATTGGCGTGACGCCAAAAGCCCGAATGGGCTTAATTGTAATGTGGCTTTAGCTACATTCCAAAAAGCTTAACTCACGCAAGCGTGAGTATTGTTTTATTGTTTTATTGTTTTATTGTTTGGTATATAATTTTAAACCTATGCTAGACAATATTAAAAATTATAATTCTACGAATGTCATTAAAAAATTGATTTTTTTAATAATAGAATAAAATATTTAAAAATATTAAATTAAATTAAAATATAATAAATAAATGTCTGATTATTGTATGAGTGATATTTCTTCTGATAATGGTGAACATAATATTTCAGATATTGATGATTTTATAACATTAGATGATAATTTAAGTAATTATTCAGGGCAAGATATGGATATAGATATTGATATGGATGATAACACAAATAATAATACAAATAATAATACAAATATGGATTATCCTAAGAAAATATTAGGAAAATTAGTTAATAATAAACAATCTAGAAAAGAAGAAATAAAAGACACTACCCAAGAAACTATAAAAAAGGAAAAAAAGATAATACCAGACAAAAAGAAAGTAAATATAGTTAAAAAGACCAATAGTAATAGCAATACAGAATCAAAAAAGAGTGAAGATAAAAAAGAAACCAAAGAAAGTAAGGATGATGCAAAATTTGATTTTAACGAGCAAACAATAGAATTCTTCTCTAGAGATTTAGATTTAAAAAATATATGTATTAAAAAATCCCACTTTAAAAATGATACTGCATTATTATGTTTATTATTTAAGGCAAAAGTATTTAAAGAATACCGTTGTAATATAAAGAAATGTAAAACTGGTAAAACGTGGTTAGGAAAACCAATACAATTATTAATAAATAGAAAAAACAGTAGAGTAGAAGATTTGACAATCGAAAATTTAGAATTAATATGTCCAAATTGTTTCATTGTCTTATATGGATTAGATTTATTCCAGAAAGCATTAGACCAAACAATTTATAAATGCAAAATATGTAGTTTTCCTTTAAGCAAGTTTGCAAATTCTAAAAAGAAAGAAGGATATTGTATGTCTTGCCAGAATAAAATTATTAATTCATCATTCTATTCTAAACAGACAGAATATATTAATGAGTTGAAAGATACAATTGATGAAGATTCTACATTAAAAGAAGATGAATTTACTACATCCAAATACTATAATGAAGTATCCCAATTCAAAACATTTAAAGATAGTTCTAGCAAATCAAAATCAAAAACTAATACCAACGATAAACCAATTATTAATGTGAATATGAATATACCCGATTTATATAATTTAATCAATGAAGATGTTATGGAATAAAGAATTTAATTGTTGTTTAATTGTTGTTTAATTATTGTTTAATTGTTGTTTGGTAGTTATTTAATTGTTGTTTAATTGTTGTTTAATTATTAAGTTTAAAAAAATAACATAATTATAACATAGTTTTAATTTTTACTAAATTTAAAATAAATTTAATAAATTAATAAATTAATATTTAAATTATTTTACAATGAATATTATTACTGCAAACACGACAATGCAATTACATACAATTTATCCATTCAATACAAATAATATTTCTGGTAATAGTTCTGGCAATAGTTCTAGCAATAGTAATATAAATATATCTAGCATCATTAAAAATGTTGGAACTGATACTATATATCGAAACCGCGGATGGTATAATAAAACTAAATTTATATTAAAACATATGAATAATAATATTGCAATATGTTTTCAATGTTATAATTCTATTGAGTATAAAGATATCGAATACTCTAGAGTTATTTTTTTAAATGATATCAATAATATCAATAGAAAAAAGGATACGGGAAAAGATAAGGGAAAAGATAATAGTGCAGGATTAATATCTTGTTTATGTAAATCTTGTTGTAATATAACAAATAATCTAACAAATAATAATATACCAAAGTTAGCACCAAAAACTTATGGAGATATAATTGCAGATTATGTTTTAAATGAACGGTTTGATTTAATTACAATTGATATTGAAAAAATGAATCAAATAAAAATGAATATAATTAATGATAAAATTAAGTATTTAAAATTTAATATGAATGAAAAGAATGTTATTTTGAATAATTTGGAAAATGAAAATAAAAAACTAAGTTATAATTTAGATTTAGAGGTTGAAAAATTTAAAATATTAAATGAACAATATGAAAAAAACAAAGAATTATGTGAAAATATCAAAAATCAATTATTACAATTTTCGATAGATTTATTCAAAGAAAATAAAAAACAAATTGACTCACAAATCAATAAATATAGTGAATTAAATAATTGCAGTAAATATTCTATACCTGAATGCAAAATTTGTATGACCAAAGAGGTTAAAGTAGCAATACAATGTGGACACGTTTTTTGTATGGAATGTTATAATGAATTAGTTAAAAACCAAAAAAATAATTCCAATATTAATTCCAATACAGAAGAATCCAATGATGAAGAAGATTCTACCGTAGTAATACAATGTCCTACTTGTAGAACAGAAAGTTGTACTTATACTCAATTATATTTTTAGATTATTTTGATGATTATTTTTATTATATTCTTAACATTAAATGTTTTTTAGATAAAATATTGTTTATTTCCATTAAGTTGATAGTGATTTAATCAATTCTTTACCTACTCTATATGCTAATTCCACAGGGACAGCATTACCAATTTGTTTATATTTAGAACTTAAAGAACCTACAAATTCATAAGTATCTGGAAATGTTTGAATACGGGCATATTCTCGAATACGTAATGGACGGATTTCCGTAGGATGGCATCTTTCTGTTTGTTTTTGTGATGGTGTGCATAGTAATGTTAAACAAGGTTCAGTATTAGATAAACGTTTTAGAATACCACGCTTACCACCACCTGATTCAAATGATGACATTAGATATTCTTTTTGTTTATCTTCTGGCAAATTTATCCAACATCCGCCCTCTGGGATTAAACTAAAATATTTTTTCTTATTTTCGGGATAAACTGCACCATCAGAAAATGGAACTCCTTGTAGTGCCTGTCCTACTGTTATTATATTTTGTTCTGGTGATGGATACGTAAAATTTATATTTTGGGTTTTTAAAGTTCCAATTATAAAAATACGTTCTCTTTTCTGCGGAACATTATAATTTACAGCATTCAATAATTTATATACTACTTTATATTTATTATTACAACTTAATTCTTTTAATACTTTTTCTAATGTTTGTCCATTATTATGTGATATTAATCCTTTTACATTTTCTATCATAAATATTTTAGGTTCAACGGCTTCTACCAATTTAACGAACTTTAACATTAAATCACCACGAGGGTCATCTAAGCCCTTTCTTTCACCCGCAATGCTGTATGATTGACAATTATGAACAATAGTATTATAAACAATATAACTATTGTCATTTTTAACTTCAAAATTATAAACCTCAATTGGATTTTCGATATCAATTTGTTTTTTATTTATCTTAGAAGGTTTATACCAAACATAATTATTCTCGATAAATGTGCTATATCTATTTTCATTAAAATTGCCTCTTATTTGATATGTATCTCTTTGATTTACTGTTCTTCCTTGAATAATGTTTGTTTTTGGTCTAATAGATTTATTAATTGAAAATATATACCCTAGTTTTAATAATAATCTTTGAACTCCATATGCTAAATTATAAGAAACTGTTGTTATTTGTATTGTACCTTGTTGTATGCCATTTTTTGTCATATTTCCATCTGCCTTTATATATCCATTAATAAATTCTTTAATAAATTCTTTAGGTGCTTTCTGAACCCATTCGGGGATTATTTTTCCGTGCGCATATTTACCAAATTGTTGTAATATTTGGAACCAAATATAATTATGACATTCAAATTTTTTACATTTACCCAACTCACTTTTTTTTTCAACTATATGTATTACCCTCAACATTCGTATTGGGCAATAAGGTATTACTTTTTGTATTCTTTCTAAAACTTCTTTTTCATCATTATTATTTATAGAGAATTTAATGGTATGTCTTAATCTGCTATTATTTTTTTTACCTTCCTCAAGCCAACCATAACCAATAAAATATCCCATCATCCACCAATATTCTGGTTTATCTAATATAAATGTTTCATTTATTGTGGTATTAGTATTTCTATTAATTAATCTATATATCATCAATTCAGGTATAATCTCATCTGCATTAATAACCATACCAAAATAATCATTATTTTTTAATTCATTTGCTTTTTTCCATTTAGGTTCTCCATAAGAAACTACAATACGTCTATTCACATATTTTTTTATTTTTTCACGAACATAAAATGGATGTTCTTCAGTGCATTGTATTTTTTCAGGATGATATTTTAATTTAATATCATATAAATCACCATTATATTTTTTTCTTTGCAAATTTATAATTTCTTGAAATTTTCCAGTATGTGTTAATAATTTATCTTCTAGAATAACATCTTCAATATTTTTATAACCTTTTTCAGTTAATACTTTTGTTCCTGCTATAAAACAAGGCACGCCTCCTGTAAGCAAATCGACAACCCCTTTATAATCCTTTAAATCTAAATTTATTAAAGAATCGCAAATAATTTTACAATCTGGGAATTCACTATGGTTTTTTTCTAAAGTTTTACAACAATCTTTATTTATATCATTAAGTAATAAAGGTTTAAAACCGGATTTAATTAAACCAGTTGATAAGCCACCAGCACCAGCACAAACTTCTATAAATGTTTTAATATTATTATTTGTTTCATTATTTGTTTCATTATTTGTTTCATTATTACTTGTTAAATTTTCTATTACTGCATTAACTGGAACTGTAATGTCTTGTTTTTTACCTTTTTTAACAATATTGACTTTCTTTTTAATAATTGGTTTCTCTTTATTTTTATCAGCCATAGTTTAATTTTAATTTTATTTTTTTGTAAAATTTTCTTTGTTTTATTACTTTCTTTTATAAAATATTATATATTTTAATTCCAAACAAAAAAAATCAATTTTATAAAATATAAAAATAGTATCCAATTAGTATTCATTCTATAAATGCTCCATTTGTTTGTTTAAATTTTGAATTATATTGTCTCTAGCATCACTAAATATAAATTCTAATAATTTATTCCCAGAAAGATATGTTATTTCATATCCATTATGAATTATAGTTTCTTCTTTACCCGTTTTAGTTTTATCATTGATAATTGCATAAATACATTTGTAATCTGGATTATCTATTTTAAATTTTACTAACTTATCATAATTTGCTTTTTTGGCACTTGCATTATCAGTATTATAACGATTTTTAATTTCCATAATAATTTTGAGTTTATCTGATTTAACATCTAAACCTGATTTATCTCCTTCTCCCAAATCAATAAAATTTTCATAATTACCTATTGCAATTTGCCAGATTTTACCAACATTCATTTGTAATTGTTTTAATTTTTTTGATTGTTTAATTATATTTTCATTTTTCTTGATATAACAATTTAATAACATATCTTCTAGAATATCTTCATTATATTGTGATTTTTCAAACAATATTTTTATTTTATTATTTATATTTTCTAAGTATTTATCTATATTAAATTTTTCAAAAATATAATTTTTATGATTATCTTGATGATTATCTTGATTTAGTTGCTTACATTATTGCAAATTATACACTCCATATTTATTATTTATTATTTTATTACTAATTAATTTATTTGTATATCCAAATTTCAATTTTTTCAATTTTTATATTTTTTGAATGTGCTCATTGCTTATTGCGCATTCTTGGTCTGTACTTATGTTGTTCATTTCGCTAGAGAAATAATACATTTACAATCACATCCACATTGTCCTCTTTTCCCAGCCAACCCTACTTCGCCTCGGGGTCCTTGTTTCCCATCTTTACCTTGCATTCCCTGCATTCCAGTTGGCCCCATCAACCCAATATCACCTCTCTCTCCTTTATCACCCCGCTCTCCTTGAATGCCCCTATCCCCTTGCAACCCATTAATACCCATTAAACCATTTGCCCCTTTATTACCTGTCGCCCCTTGATAACCTGTAGCCCCAGTCATT